GCTTTACCCTCTACGTTCTGAGAGGCGACTTCCCAATCATCATTGTGTATCTCAGCGAGTTGCAGAAACTTGTGCCACTCTAAAACATTGTGTTTGTCATACACAGAATCTTTTTGGTTCAACAAACCACATGGTGTTGCAAACCTACCGTTAGAGTTTTTGGTTGTTTGCCAAATACCATTGAACGCTGTCTTCAATAGAAAATATAAAGTAGCAGCCTCATAGGCGGGTGTCCAGTGTTTATAGTCTATGATGTATTCTTGTCTGAGACCATAATAGAAAAGCTTACGCTCTGGTTTTGCCATAGCCAAATAATCAAAGCTTAGATCGTCCATGCGTTTGAGAAAAGGTTCAAGGTCATCTCTGATTGCCTTGTAGATACCCATCAGCTCTTGCTTGTGGTCATTGATAATAAACTTCTTCACATTCGGACAGTTCTGATAAACCCAAATGGTCATGGCACCACCACCAAAAAAAGGCTCGACAAAAGTATCGAACCCAGTTTTTGGAATAGTAGGTGTTTCCAAATATTTGGGGATCATTTTATTTTTACCCCCAGCCCAAATGTATAATGGTTTCACTGACAAGACTCCAATGTTTTTTCCATTATATCATAAACTTCTTGTTTTGTAAACCCTTCGACTTTGTTATAGCAAATGAAGTTATCACCCATCATGATTTTTGCTTTCCGACGAAGCTTGTCAAGGCACTTACCTTCCTCTGCACCCGCACCTGAGCAGAATGTAATATACTTTACATCTGGGTTGATGAACTTAGCAGTCATGGCATTATCCCACCACCGTTCATATGCGTTACCACCTTCACCTTGCTTCTTCGCTTCAAAGACTGCAACTAGTGTATCACCTTTGAACCATGCTCCACCGTCAGGGGCGAAACCAAAACAATCATCACCGACATATTTGATCTTCATGTCATAATCAAACTGAGTAACGACAGTGTAACCATCCATGGTTATTTCGTCTTTGCACTCTTTTAAGCATTTGTCTAGCCGTTTGCTTTCTTCGTCAAATGCAGTTGTACCACGTTGTATACCGCCTTTGAAATCTGATTCACGTTGTGACATAATCAATACCTTTCACACAAGTTACGAATCAATGTAACACACTCTTATTTTAAAGTCAAGATACTAAATCGCTCAGATCAGGCTTTTTATAGTTTGGTCCTTTCAGAACCTTCCCGTCTTCACGATAGATGGGTTTACCATCTTCACCAAGCTTACTCATATTAGATGCATGTACACGTCTAACCGCTTCATCTAAATCCCAACCAAAGGTAGCAGCCATTCCATAGGTGACATACACTAGATCAGCGAGTTCCTTCAACAGGTTCTCTGTACTATCTGCGTCATGGACTTCTTTACATTCTTCTTCGATTAGTTTCAAACGCATTGTTTCAAGGTCTGTTAAATAACCATATTGCACACCGACATCTTGTCCCATTGCTGTGCCAAACTCAACTACCATATCTAAAGGTGTTTGTTCCACTCGCACAGTAAACTCTTTTGCCATACTCTCTACTTCCTCTGTATCATAAAAAATGCCTGTCATGGGTGAGACCTCACCCAGTTTTCACGCATACGGTTTAAATACCAAATAGCTTTGTCAATATCTTCAAGACCATTTTTGCGCTCAAAACGCCACACATACTTCAAGACGTTAGCAGCATGTGGTGCATAGCGCCCTGACATAGAACTTGTCATAGCTTCGATAGCATCAATAGCTTCAATACCGTCACGTGCGTAGTGAACAGGATGGTTTACATTGTCTGTCATAATAAAGTACCTTCATATTGAGGATCGATTTTCTTGATACCCAAAGCCCAGTTCTCTGCTGCGTCTTCGACGTATCTTAATGATTTATTTGGGAACTCTTCTCTGTGCATCCACTTCGAATCATGCCCTCTCCAATATTTAATATACAAGAGTTCTTCTTTAAAGTCAATATGAATCTCACAATAATCTTCACCATTATCATGATAGTAAGTGGATAACTTTTTGCCCATCTAAATCTCCATTTCTATTTCTTCTATGAGTTGATCTTTCATAGCCAAGACTTGTTCTTTTAGATGAGGCTTATCCCACCATCTGAAAAGAACACAAATAGTAATACGTGGTACGTTAGTGTAGGCAGAGTGCCAACAATGGTCAGGTTCATCTTTCCCAAAATGATAGTACCTAGCATTCCAACCAGCCACATCAGGTATCTTTACAATCTCTTGCTTTTGCTTATCGTAGTATTGAAAATATCCATCACCCTTCTCAGAATACGAAAAGATAAACTGATACCCTGAGTTGTTTTGATTAGTATGCCAACCTACAAATCCACCTTTGGGGTAATATAAAAATACTGCACTTGAGTTAGCCCCTAGATTTGAAATGAAATCAACACGACTGAAGTTATAGATTTCTTCTAGCTTTGGATCGTTATCTGTAATATGTTCAACTGGAATGGAATAGTGTTCCATAGGAAACCCCTTGTGGTCAGGGTCTCCCATATGTTTTTCTAGCCATTCTTTTGTTAAATATGACTCACCGTTTGTTTGAGCATCATCTGGTCTAAACATTTTAGCATCTTGATATTGCTCAATATTAGCGTTCATGACCGTAGAACGTACATACTCTAGCTGATCAAGAATGTCCTGATTACGTATTGTCAGTTCCGTCATTGGTGAACTCCAGTACTTTTGGATAGATTCTAGCAATAGCTTCTGCCACTGCCAAAGCCAACTCCATGTGTTCTTTTTGTGTACCATTCGCAGAACGCAACTCAATATAATGAATCCAAGAGCGAATAGTTCCATTCACATATAGACGTGATGGTGTGTTACCCTCAGGTAGAACTGCACGTGCTTGTTCCTTTGCAATGCCATTATCGATTGCCCACGAATAAGCTTTCATAGCTGCATTCCAAACTAGTCGCTGATGCGTTTCCCATGCTTGATGCAGTTTAACATCATCTGTGATCACACTATTTTGACGGTTCTTTTCATCCTGTAAACGTGCCTTACGGATTACAACAGAGTCATCAAGATCACGGATGTCAGCATACCTTTGAGAAAACTCTTGGAATGAAAACGATCTGTGTCTGAGGAGTTGTCTTGCGATATCTCTTGTGGTTTCGATTTCGATGCAGACGCTTGCCATTTCGAATGGTGACCAGTGCTTGTGTTTGATGAGATAGTCAAGTAGCTTTGACGTTGTTTTGGTGTTAGCTTGGTTTGACGGATTGGAGACACGGGCGCAATAGGCAACGAGGTCTTGGATGTTTTCAAGTCCCATGATTCCTGGTTCTCCAGAGTGGACATGGCGTACAGGTTGTGAGTGTGAGATGAGACGTGCATGCATTAAACTTTACCTTGCCCCCGATACTTTTTGAAGCTGCGTTTTTTGGATTTATTCATTGATGCCGTAGAAATATTCTTACGTCCTTGACTAGTTTTCTTATTGCCTTTAGCCATATTGTATATACACTCCTTTGATTTTATCACGTACTTTTCTATAATCATCATCTTGAAATATTATAGAAAATATTAATCTCTTATGGTTTACTTTTGTTACCCAATGCTCGTATTCGCCAACATTCAATAAAGCGGTTATATATCTACATTCCCAACCCCCCATGTGTAATACACCGTCATCAGAACCTAGACGAACATTTATTCTACACTTTGCAACACCATCAGTATGTGGTTTGATTTCAGTATTCGCAGGTTGTTCCCAATACCCTGCCATGACACGTCCATCTGCATATTGTTGAAAATGGTCAACTAGTTCTTTTGCGTATGGACTGAATGCTTGAACTCTCTTCCAATTTGGATTAAGGTCTGAAAAAGACATAGCTTTATAAGAATCATATTCGGACACTAATCTATGTATATCGAATGGATAATCCACGTGGTAGAGAAAGTCTTCTAGCATTATACAACCAAATCCTTTTCTTTTAGTTTATCAAGAACCGTATTCCAGTTGTGACGTAAACAAAACTTTAATATAAGTCTTGGATTAGGATCAGGTTCCACGCCATGCTCCACTCCACCAACATTTACAAATATCGCTTCATATGATATTGGTTTATGTTCAAGATGAATAATAGGCACAGTATCAAACAAGTTGATATTAATAGACACTAGGTTGTCCTCATCTTTATGGTGAGGTAGTTTGGTATTTGGAAACTGATAACTAAATCTTGGGAAGTTATTCATACCCAAAATATTCAGATCAGCCTCAACCTCTTGTATGATTGGCTTTAAAACATGACTATCTTCAATGAATAACTGATACCAATATAGGTTCTGATACTTTGGACAAGACCAGTGCCATTGTCCCATTTGGATATTATCGTAAAACACCTTACGATATTTTTCCTTATCTATTCTATATTTTAGATGTATTAGGTGTTCCATTATTCCATCTTAAAATCTTTAAATCGTTCTGCTGCATCTGATTTATCAAATGTAGGCGTATCATCAACCAAGCCACCTTCAGCATCTTCTGCATCTGACAACTTCATGCGTGATCTGTCGATGCCAATAACAAACCGTTTGTTGGTACTAGGATCATTATATCTATTCTTAAGTTGCTTTACCATGATCTGACCAAGTGATTCTAGTTCTTCACTTGAAATCAAAGCAAACATCAAGTCTGCTGTGGCTGGTAGACCAAACGACTCTGAGGTATCTTCAAGTCCAACATCAGAGTTTGAATATCCACTACGAGTTGTTTGGGTTGCAGTCACGATAGGCACATTAAACTCTACAGCCAATCCACGTAACTCTTCAGCGATTGCTTTAATATATGTATAGGAGTTGATCGCTCCACCCATACCTTTCATACGAGATGATGCGCAGATGTTGAGATAGTCAATAAAGATCAGCTCTGGCACAAAGTTCTTCTTTAGCTTTAGTTCGTTTAGAAGTGCTCTGAAATGCCCTGTATGCGCACTACCAGTCGGGTATTCTTTAATGATAAGCTTACCATTGGTCTTTGCAGCTATATTGTGAACTTTAGTGGTCAACATCTCTTTTGAGAGGTGTTCAAGTTGATCAATAGGCACATCCAATAGATTTGCGTCAATGCGTTCTGCGATACGTTCCTCTGCCATTTCCATTGTGATGTATAGAACATTATGTCCTTGTGCCAATGCAGAACCTGCAACATGACACATAAAGAGAGACTTACCAACACCAGTGCCTGCCAATGCCACATTAAGAGTTTTGTTTGGCAATCCCCCCTTAGTGATCTTGTTAAAGTATTCAAGATCAAATGGAATACGGTCTTCATCTTCATGATAAAAGTCGTATCGGTTTGCTGCGTCTACCAATTAATCGTGACCAATGTTCGTGTCAAAAGAT